TAGTTATACCGTATTCTTCGTAAAACTGTCGTATCTTGTTTACAAAGTGAAATATGGTACCAACACGCCCATTTTTTGTTTGGGTGTTTTTGGTACCATGAAATCCTTGTTTTAGTAAACTCTCACCATCGATGAGTAGTGTATTAATCCTCGTCGGAGTAATCAACTTTGGTTTTAACTTCATTCTCTTCTAAATTAAAGTCCATATCGCCTAACTTTCCTGTCCAATAATCTGCTGTAGATTTCTTGTATTCTTCTATTGAAGTTTTATCTGTTTTATCATTTTTTATAAAACCATGTGGTGTTACAATAATATGCGAATCCGCATAACCTAAACCATTAACATGATTTTTATCAACCGTAACCTTAGTTCTGGTTGCAAAGTTTATTTTTCTTCCGTTTTTGGTTGCATCTATTTTAGAAATACCAGCATCAGCTTCATTACCAAAACGAAACACCAATGTAGCACACTGATAGATAGCCTCACCACCTTTAGGTTTCATTTTTGGTTTTCCCATTAATGGATTTTCAGGTAATTTAACCCATGGTAAGTTACAAATAACCAAACCGTTTGTATACTTTGAATTCTCTTTACGTGAGTTATTAATTCGTTGATTAATACCCATGTTAATTTTTTCAGCAAGCACACCAGCTGTATGCATTTTTCCACCCTTTCCTTCCCATGTCATTTTACATGGTACGGAACCAACAGAGTCCCAGAAAAAGCAAATATCAAAAGGTAAAATACCCTTTTCTTGGTCATCTAATATACTGTTTATATAATCAGTTACTTGTTCAATATAATTAAAATCGTCACGATAGAAAAATTGACCTTCCCATTCACCTGTTTTTTCATCCTTTGTACAATCAAGCCCCATTAATTGACAGTGCTCAAAGCTCCACTTTTTTTCGGTTATTAGAAATATGGGTAAAATACCCTTAGATTGGGCATCAACAGCCGCCGCAATTAATGCTGTGGTTTTACCAGTGTTGGTATGACCCAAGAGCATGTTAATATGACCCATAGCTGGCCCTGGCATTCCAGAAGCCTCTTGAAAAGCATCACCACATGATAGAAATACATCTGGTTTATATTTTGTTGTTGTACTGTATTTGGCTTTTAATTCACCAAAGTTAAATTCTTTTTTTTTAGTTGCCATAAATATTTTTGTTTAGAAAAAAAGGACATTATTAGTGTTAATTCTAATAACATCCTTTTTTCATGATTTTATTTTAATTTAGAAAGGTAGATCATCTATTTGAGTTTCTACTTGAAATGCTTCTGGTGATTCTTCAGAAGCACCAGCATCTGAAGATGGTTCACTAAATTCAGCTCTAGCTTGTGGCGCTTGTGAATATTCATCAGCTTTAGCGACAAAAGTTTTATTTTCTTTATCCCAAACAGGTTCTTTACCCTGAGCAACAACACGTAAATAATCAACTGGTTTTTTTCTATAAACATCTTTCCATGTAATAGGGTCATTTAACCAAGTGGTTGCGATTTTTTCGTCAGCGTTCAGTGGTGAAGGATCTTCAACCATAATCTGAGATACTTTGATGTATTTCTTTTTTGTGTCACGAAGCAAGTTCATCATAAGGTCACGGCCCTTACTATCTGGTCTTTGGAAAGCACCAGAACCAGGCGTTTTTTCGTTCATACGCTTCATTAAAGGTTGGATTTTATCCATTGCGCCAGAACCATCACCTACTTTAGGGAATCTCCAAAATTTAACACCTTCGTGTTCTTTGGCACGGTCAATTACTTTGACAATGTAGAATTCGCGAGATTTGTAGCTACTTGCGGCCTTTTTGCTATCTTCATCCCCAGCTGAGATTAAGATTTTGTGCATGTCGTTTAATGGTGATTCTTCACCATCTTGTGCTGGATCGTAAAGTTTAGCCCATTTCGAACCAACTTTAAGGTTGTGGAATTTAACAACTTCATACCAATCACCTTTTTCATTTATAGGCAAAATTCTGATTGTTGCTTCACCTGTGTTAACCCCATCAGGTAATGTTAATGTAAAATACTTTGTTAAATCGACCTCTTTTTTCTCATAATTTGAGGTCACTTTTGATTGTTCGTAGTCGGCCAGTGTGTTTTTTACGGCGTCGTCCCAGTTAATGTTGTTGTAATTCATAATAGTAATAAGTGTATTAAAAAATTTAATTATACAACAATATTACTAAATAAAAACAATAAAGTCAAGGGTTTTTGGATTAATTTCCAAATATTTCTTTCTTGGTTTTGGAACCAATTACTAAAACACCAGCCGATAAAGCATCAACTGTAAGTGTATTAATTGAAATTCTACTACTTTCAAATCCGCCAGGTAATTCATATAGAATACCATTAATATATATGGTGCTAACCTCATCCATATTATCTAAAACAATAAATGTGTTAAATGCGTAATTAAAACGATCTATGTCACTAAGTGCATTTATATCTAAAGGGTCGGCGTTTGTTACTAATTTAATAACCAAATCTGTTTGTGTCATATTAATTACCAAAAATTTCTTTTCTTGTTTTAGAACCTATCAAAATAACGCCAGGTACAGCGGCGCCAGTACCTGATGTGGAGTTAACCACCACGCTGGTTATCATAAATCTATTTAATATGAATCCCCCAGCTAAATCAAAAGTAACACCATTTACGGTTACATTAACAACGCCATTGGTTGATCCCATGGTAATTAACGTATCAAATGTATAGCTATTTTTAGTATCACCAGAATATGTTGTATTAACATTAACACTTTCACCTACCGCTACTTTTTTAATTACTGTTTCAGATTGTATCATTTTTTAGAATTGTTTAAAAGGGTTATCTACTGGTACGTTAAAACTATCTTTAACATTACTATCATTATAATCGCTCATAATATTCTGAAACATTGACATTTTTGAGTTCTTTTCCAAATCTGTTTGTGTTTTTGCACCTAAGCCACTATTATAATCATCAACACTAACATTAAAAGGATATGAGTCTTTAGCTAAAGCATTACGTCTTTCTTGTTCGGTTGGCGGTCTCATTAATTCAACTTGTTGAGATAACTCACCCATTTTAGTTATCAGACTATCCATTTTATTAACGTTATTAGATAGTTGTTCAACTTGCTGCATTAAACTACTAATTTGTTGCATACCGCTTTCAAACGAAGTAACTTTAGCCATAATTTCCTTAGTATCATTAACCAGCTCTGTTATGTCTATTTCTACGGTTTCATCACCACCCATCTCGCCTGTTGGTGGCATGGTATCATCAGCTGGAGGCATTGCATCGTCAGCAGGTGGCATAGTATCACCCGTTGGTGGAGTAGCATTATCTACAGGTGGCATGGTATCATCAGCTGGAGGTATTGCATCATCAGCAGGTGGCATAGCGTCATCCGTTGGCATAGTAGAATTATCTACGGGTGGCGGTGTATCATTAACTGGTTGGTTTTTACCAGGTTCATCAGCCTCATTATAAAAATGATAACCTTCTTTGATATCTAGTTTGTTTTGATATGCTGAAATATCTTTAAAACGCTTAAGTTCAGCCTCCAATAAAAGTTCTAATTTTTTGTTCATTTTATAAATTTTTTACCGAGTGGCTTATTGGTCTTTCTTCTCTTAGAAGTTCACGACCATCTTCTAATACTAATTTTTTTTCAATTATTGTTCTTTCAATTAAACCGTCTTTTACTTTAATTTCTTGAACATTATTGTTATTGGTAATTTCTACATTTTGATTATCAGTTTCATCAAGAAAATTGCTAATCTTAGTTTTTAAATTATTCATAATTTTTTATATATAAATATCAGTGATTTATCTAAAAGTTAGGATATAACGTATTTTATAACGCTATCAAGTGTTATTACTTTTTTATTATCAATATACTTAGTACTAAATTTAGCAATACCAGGATTTTGTTCAGCAATTAAAAACTTCCATCTAATATTTGTATTTTCACTACCAAGAACAAAATCTGCGGATTTACCAATAGCATATGGATAAAATGTTGCTGTATATAGGTCACCTATATTAGATTTTTTATCTGGGCCAAATTTACCTAAGGATATAAAATACTCTTTAACCACATCCATTTGTTCAATAGCTGTCATATTTTTAAGTGTATTCATATCATATGTTATCTTTCCAATTTTCTTATAGCCACAACTTGCACAATCAGGACAAAATTGTATTAAACCAACGCATCCTATTGAGTTTTTAATACTTTGATTAATACCACTCTCCTTATACATTATTTGGACTAAATCCAGCTCATTAGCACCAATAGCCATAGCAACACTTTTAACTTTATCTTTAAAGCCAGGTTCTTTTTTGTCAACTTGATCATAACGTGATAAAGTATCTGTATTAATTTTATAATTTGTTTCAATATCTGACGTAACTTCATCAGAGACAGTGTTGTAACTATAATATTTAGAGAACTCATCATTAACCGTAAATGATGAATAGAAACCTTTTTCCTTAGCACTAAACAACAAAATACCATCATATTGACCAATAA